ACCGGAGGTAATGACAGTTTGGAAGCAAGATATTAAAAACGCCGTACAAGCAGTAGATACCAAGTTTCCAGTCCTAAAGGTACCAACTATCCACTATTTAGAAGATCTGTCTGTATTACGCGATGTAAAGGCTTCTCAGATGGCTTTTGACTATGAAACTACCGGATTAAAACCACATGCCCTTGGGCATAGGATATTATGTGCTAGTGTTGCTTTTAATAAGGAAGAAGTATACGTGTTTGAGATTCCTAAAAAGCGAGTTGAGCTTCAACCTTTTCTTGATCTTCTTACAAATTGGAATATTGGAAAGATGGCGCATAATATGAAGTTTGAAGATACTTGGACTAAGATACGTCTTCGGGTTGATGTTGGTGGATGGGATTGGGATTCTATGTTAGCTGCTCACATAATGGATAATAGAACTGGAGTTACTGGATTGAAGTTTCAAACCTATGTGAATTTTGGTGTTGTTGATTATGCTAGTGAAGTTGGTCCTTGGTTGAAATCAAAGGACAAAGGCGGTAATGCAATAAACAGACTTCAGGAGTATATGGAATCATCCAGTAGTAAAAGGAAAGTATTGACTTATTGTGCATTGGATAGTCATTACCAATTCTTACTTGCTATGAAACAGATAAAATTAATTGATTACGATTTCTTACCTTTTTAGTTATGAACATATCTCCCAAAACAAAAGACGCCTACAAATTAATCCACCAAAGCAGTTTAGCATTCGCACGAGCTGAACGGCAAGGCATGCGAGTTGCTGTTGAATACATTGATAAAAAACAAGCTCACATCACCCGGCGTATTGATAGGATTGAAGGTAAATTCAAAGAAACCAAACTCTACCGGCATTGGGAACATACGGTGAAGAAAGCTCCCAATATTTATAGTGATGATCAGCTTGCTACCTTCTTATATAAGGTGAAGAAAATCCAATCCACTAAGCAAACCACAGCTGGGAGAGGTTCCACGGATGTAGAAACTTTGCAGGAGTTAGGAATCCCGGAATTGGAATTACTCATACAAGCTAAGAAGCTAAAAAAGATTCGAGATACTTATCTTGAAGGTTTCAAACGGGAGCAAATAAAAGGATATATGCATCCGTCATTTAATCTACATCTTGTAAAGACACACCGCTCAAGTTCTGACAAACCGAATTTCCAGAACATCCCGAAACGAGATCCTGAAGCTATGCAAACAACACGTATGGCACTTTATCCGCGCCCTGGACACCAACTATTGGAAGTGGATTATAGTGGCTTAGAAGTGAAGATAGCCTGCGCATACCATAAGGATTCTATGATGTTAAAGTACCTTAATGATCCTACTACTGATATGCATGCTGATATGGCTGCGCAATTGTTTTGTATAGATGACTTTGATCAGGATATTAAAGAACATGGTTATCTTAGAAGTGCTACGAAAAATGGTTTTGTATTTCCTGAGTTCTATGGAGATTACTATAAAAACTGCGCTATGAGTTTAGCTTGTAAATGGGGTGAGATGCCTCATGGAAAATGGAAACCAACAAGCGGAGTAAATGCTTATGAAGGTATTTCATTAGGAAAACATTTAATAAGTAAAGGAATTAAAAGCATTGATGCATTTATTGAGCATGTCAAAGCAATTGAAAAAGACTTTTGGGAGAACCGGTTCCCTGAATACGCGGACTGGAAAGAACGTTGGTGGAAGGTTTATCAAAAGAATGGATATATTAATATGTACACCGGATTCACTTGCTCCGGGGTGATGGGAAAGAATGACTGTATAAATTATCCGGTACAGGGAGCAGCTTTTCATTGCTTATTGTGGTCTTTTGTTGAAATGGATAGGATTATTATTAGAGACAAGTGGGATACTCGAATACTAGGGCAGATACATGATGCAATTGTGCTAGATGTACATCCTGATGAATTGGATATGGTGCTGAAAGTGGTACAGCGAGTGACTTGTGAGGATTTACCAAAAGCCTGGACTTGGATCAATGTGCCCTTAGAAGTAGGTGCTGAATTATGCCCCGTGGATGGAAGCTGGGCGGAGAAGGCAAAAATAAAAATGCCCTGATCCTTAAATCAAATTGATTATTTTAGTATAATAATATAAACGAATAAATAAATGAGCTTACACATAGATTACAGACCACAGACATTTGACGATGTTATTGGAAATACAGAATTAGTTGAATCATTATCTACCATTCTAAAAGACAAGAAACGTCCTCACTCATATTTACTCACCGGTCCGACCGGCTGTGGTAAAACTACTATTGGCAGAATCATAGCTAAGGAATTAGGTTGCAGTGATCAGGATTTCAAAGAAATTGACTCTGCTGATTTTCGTGGTATTGATGCCGTTCGGGAAATCAGAAAGCAATTAGGATACTATCCAATTGAGGGGGAAGTAAGAGTTTGGTTAATTGATGAAATTCACAAAAGTACAAACGATGCGCAGAATGCAATGTTGAAAATGTTAGAAGAGCCTCCTAAGCACGTTTATTTCATCCTCTGTACTACTGATCCACAGAAATTAATTAAGACTTTAAAAAATAGATGTACTCTATTTGAAGTCCAGAAACTTTCACAAAGGGAAATGACCGGATTAATCCGGAGAGTCACAAAAGCAGAAGATGAAACACTTTTGAAACCTGTTTACGAGCAGATAATTAAATCCGCTGACGGCCATCCTCGAAATGCTCTTCAATTATTGACAAAGGTATTGGGTGCGGAGCCTGAAAATAGAATAGAAATTGCACAGCATCATGAGGAAGAAGAGGCTGAAAGTATTGAATTATGCCGAGCGTTATTAAATCAAAAAAGTTGGGGAACAGTTAGTGCAATCTTATCCAAACTACAAAAGCAAGAAGCGGAGACAGTGCGTCGGGTCGTGTTAGGATATTGCAAAAGCGTTTTATTGAAAGGTGATAATACAACTGCTGGACTAATCATGGGTGAATTTATTGATCCATTTTATGATACAGGATTTCCGGGATTGGTATTTGCCTGTTATTCAGTAGTACAAGGTTAATAGTTAGGGGTGACTACGTATCGGAGAGTTTTGAAATATTGAGGTTTTTATTAGTTACCCTCTTTATTGGGTTTTTCTCTCCGATACTTCTCCAAAAAGTTCTTTGAAAATATTGATTATCGAGATTTAGAGAATAGCTTGTTAGGACCGGGGTTCGAATCCCCGCAGCTCCACCAAGCGAGTTGTAAATAAGAGGTTGCCCGCCTTAGAGTCCGAAGGGTATCGGGGCTGAATTGGCTTTTGACTGCAAGTAGAAGGTATAAATCGTTTGAGATGATCAGTAAATATAACTGACAAAGTTATGCAATTAAATCCTATCATGAAGCTCGAGGCAGCGGCATAGTTTAGGTAGGGGGCTTCACGGCCCCCTCGCACGGGGAAGTAGTTCAATTGGTAGAACACGTGCCGGAATAGCATTCCAGTTACGGATAAGGGTTCGATTCCCTTCTTCTTCGCGTCAGTCAGAGTTCTAAGACTGAGGGGGACTTACCATCCTAGGTAATCAGGTGAGTTTGCAACCGAACAATAGAACATTGCTAGGAATTTCGGTTCCTAGTATATGAAGAGTAATAACATGGAGGCAGCCGTCTCTAGGAATATGAGTGTAACAACTCTGGAGGGTTCGAAGCCTTCACTCTTCTCCAATTAATTTATAACAATGAATATCCCTGAAAAAGAAAAAAAAGAATTTTTAGATGAATTAGGAGTAGTCCTATGCAAAGCGGGGGAAAATAAAGATTCTTCATTGAGTACTGTCCTAACTACGATGACCTCTCTTACTGTTTATATTCAAAAAGTATATGATGCTGGTGCAAAAGTTGGATTTAAAGCAGGCCTTGAAAATAGTAAATTAAATTTAAGCAAAAATTAATGAATATATCTCTTACAATATGGTGGGCAAAGTATATTGATAATTCTAATAAGATTGAAGATTTATTAAATACTTATAATGAATTTCCTATTGAGTATCGGGAGATGTTTCAATTCAATTTACGTTTACAAAGGTTACTATCAGATCAAAAATTAATATTAACACAATTAATAAAATGAGTGAAACTAAGAATTATGAATCGGATATGTACATTGACGAAAACGCGTTAGATGTAGAACTTCTGGAGCAACCAGCTTTGATGATGAAGTATTCAAAGATGTTAGCTGAATTAAAACGTGACAGAGATTTAGAAAAAGAAAACCTGGATCTTACCCGCGCTGAATTAGATAAAGCTATTCGGGCGGATCCTGCTTTTTTTGATATTGTAAAGATAACTGAAACAGTTATAACCAATACCATTATTACGCTCAAGGAATACAAGGCAGCTATGAAGGAGTACTTAGATACCAAATTTGAAGTTGATGTATGTCAGGGCGTTGTAAGTGCTATTGAGCAGCGGAAAAGCGCATTGGAGTATCTTGTCAAATTACATGGACAGCAATATTTCGCTGGACCAAGCACCCCTCATGATCTCACTGAAGCTCGGGCAAAGAAAACCAAAAGTAGAAATACGAGAATGAAAGATAAAATGAAACGTAAATCTTAAAATTAAAAACATGGCAAAAAAATCAAATCCGTTTAAAGGCAATGTACGAAAAAACATTGACAAAAAGAAAGCAGAACGCTCCGGTGGATCTTCATATTTGAATCTTCCTGATGGCGTTGAGATGTTCAAACCAGAAGCTGGAAAAGCATTTCTGGATATTCTACCGTACCTTGTTACTGATGCGAAACATTTGGACAGGGATGATGAAAGTGGAATTGCAACTGAAGGTGAAATTTGGTGGAAGAAACCATTCAGGGTTCACAAGAATATTGGTGTAGATAACATCACTGTAGTCTGCCCAAGTATGTTTGGAATGAAATGTCCTATTTGTGAGCACTTCAAAGCAGAACAAGACAAGGATGCCGAGTGGGAGGATATCAAAGACTTCAAATATAAAGATAGAAGTTTATATGTAGTTCTTCCTGTTGATGTTGATGGGTTCGATAAGAAATACAAACAAGAACCTTACATCTTTGATATGAGTTATCATTTATTTGAGAAACAGTTAGAAGAAGAGCTTGAAAGTGAAGATCAATATGAAGGGTTTCCATCATTAGAAGATGGATTTACATTATCCATTCGTTTTAAGCAAAAGAAGTTCGGAAAGGCAGAATACTGTGAAACTTCCAGAATTGACTTTGAAGAACGTGATGAACAGTATGATGAAGATTACTTGGAGGAAATTCCCAATCTTGATGATATGTTAATCGTCAAAACCTATGAGGAATTAACTCTTCTATTCAATATGGAAGATGCTGAGGATGCCGATGTAACTGAAGTGAAGGATGAAAAGCCAAAACGTGAAAGGCGCAAGAAATCAGAAGAAAAGGAAGAGGAAGAAGCTCCTCCAAAACGCACCCGATCCCGCAAATCTGATAAGGAAGAAGTGGAAGAAGATACTGTTAAGAAAACCCGCACTCGAAAAGCTCCCAAAGAAGAGGAGGCGGAAGAAGAGGAGGAACCTGTTAAGAAAACCCGCACTCGCTCAAAGAAAACGGAAGATAAAGATGAGGATGAAAAATGCCCTCACGGATTAAAATACGGAGTAGATACTGAATCTCAATCAGTTTGTGATTCTTGTGAGTTGTGGGAAGATTGTATTGAAGCAAAAGAAAATTCTTAAGAAGATGACAAAAAAGGAAACAACTTTCGTAGGCGGATATATTCCTCAAGTAGAGGATGATTGCCTGCGATTGTTTTCTCTTCTTCATGGCATTCCAAAATCAAAATTATTCATTGGTTTGCTAAAGCGTTGGAGAGAAAATAATAACATTACTAGACCTATAATGGTTCAGGAATTGGTACGCAGTGAACTTGCTTTATGTTTATGTGTAGCAGAGGCTGATAAAAAAGCACATTATATAAAGCGGGAGGGATTTCTGCTTACTAAATTGAATCCTATATTAGTTACTGAGATCCTCAAAAAAGTAAAAGATGGAGCGGACAAAATCACAAAAACTGAGCGGTCAAATGAAACGAAAGATAAGTAACGGTAAAAAAGAAGTAAAGGAAAAATCTGAGCTTGTAGGAAATACTGAAACTATGATTTCCACTGGAAGTACTCTTTTAGATCTTGCAATTAGTGGAGGCCGTGTAAAAGGAGGAGGTATCCCGGGCGGTATCATGTTTGAAGCCTTCGGTCCGAATGG